TTTGTAAATCATATTCTATCCTTTGCCCAAAATTAGTCAAATAGCTAATTAGAAATTCAACTTTAAAAATTTAATTATGCCAATCTACCGCCATCAATTTCATCTGTAACATTTGGCTCAATAAATACCAATATTTTACCATTAGCATTTTTTAATGCTTCAATTAATCTTTGTTCCCCTAATGCATTAAAATAATTCATTGGATTTTCAGCATTAGGATGCAATTTTCTGTATTGATCTGCCAATTCAAATAATTCTTTCATTTCTTTATTTTTTTGATTAGGTCATCGAGCAATTTAATTGATTGCTCATATTCTATTGGAAATAATTCTTTAAACACAGGATTACCAACATATTTATTTTCAAATGAATGTGCCAATAATTCCATTGCTTGCAAATTTTTACCATACGATCCCTTATAATATGAATTTGTATGCCCCCATCCAATAGTATTTTTAGTCAATGCTCCAAAATAATCTGCTGTTGATGCTAACATTTCGCTAAATTGTTCATTAGTTAATTGAGGAAATTTTGCCCTTAATTCAGCACTATTCCATATTTTGCTGTTATATGAATTAATCAATTTTGCCCTTTCAATTCCTCTTGCTTTCCCATAAATGTTTGTTAATTGATTTTTCATCAATAATTCAATTGATGAATCAATTTGAGTAAATGTAACCCAACCTTGTTGATAATGAATTGCGTGTCCAAATTCGTGCGCCAATACATTTGCAATCGATTCTGATGTGTGTCTTTTTAAATCGATTTCAATTAAATTATTGACCGGTTGAAAATTGCTGCCTTTTGTTGTTGATTTTAATGTCGGTTTCTTTTTAAGTAATGAAAGATATTCATCATTAATCTGAGCATCTTTTGGAATAATTTTATCCCAATTATCCGGCCTCATTACTTCTTTCTGTGCCTGTGCCTCCACAACTGCCGTTTCTGCCACAACCGTTGCAATTATTTCCGGTGCTATTAATGCAGATGATATTGCATCCACAATTTCTGCCTCTGCCATTCCAAATCCAATATTGGTAATCAATGGCCCAATTGTCTGTGCGCCTGCCTTTGGCAATACAATCATTGAACAACGGCAATTGATTCTGTTTCCGGCCGATGCACTTGGATCACCCGGTCTTTGTAATGATTCGCCACCAACTGAAAATTTGCTATTGAATGGAACCATTTGATTGTTAGCTGCCTGATGTGCCGGCCGTACCCTTGCATCATAACCCGATTTCCATGTTTTGGTCATATCCTGACCGGGAAACAAATTCAATGCTGCCTGCTCTGTTGCGTAATTGGCTGCATTTGTTGCCTCTGTGCGGACAATTCTGCGTGCCTGATAATCTGCTAAATTATTGAATTTTTGGCGCAACATTTTAGCCTGCACAACTTCACCACCGGATTGAAATACAGGATCGGCCATAAATTGCCTTATTGTGTTTGTCAATGTGGCCTGTGCTGTTGATGAAACCATAATTGCACTCTGTGTGCCAACCTGATTGCCCATAAACGCAAATGCATTGCGCCAAATGGATTGCATATTGCCCACATCTGCTTTTGGTAAATACTTTTCAATGTTTTTTGAATACCAATTGGCAAATTGTAAACCGATTTTAGAATACATGGTTTCATACATTTCAATGTATTGTGCATCCTGAAAAAATCCCTGTGCTGATGCAGGTGTCATTGCCTTTACTTTTAAAAATAGGTCAATGGCATCATTATATTCTGCCCGGTAAAACTCGATAAAATCACGAACTGATGTGCGTTCGGCTTTTGTCAATTGGTTTTCAAAATCATCCGCCCAATTATCCTGCGCCTTTGTTTCTTTCTGCGGATTAAATAAATTGCTACACACCGCCACACGTTGATCAATGGTGCCAAAATCATTGACAATATTAGGATCAACAACACAACGGCCCATGAAATCATTTTGGCTTTCACCTGTTTCCGGTTTAGGCAATGGCATATTTAGTCAATTTTTAGTGACTTTGGATTTTCTAATGCATCAATTGTTGGCTTTTGTGCCATTAAATTAGCCGGAATGAAATAATCATCCATGAATGGATTTTCTGTGTCCATTGCATAATTCATTGCATCACGTTTTTCGTTTGGTGTAACCCACCACGCAGATGATAATTGCGAAACAAGTTTATCAACTTCCTCTTGCATTTCGCTGATGGCTGTGAAATCAAAATCAATGAAATACTCATCACCTTTGCCAAATTTAGGTGCCAACCATCTGTTTAATTCATCACGTATTTTGATCAATTCAGGAATCACCGCATTTTGATATAAAGCCTTTTTGGCTTCCTTCATGTTGTTGTATGTCGATGAATCTGTATTGTTTAGCAACTGCACAGGGATATTGTAAATATTACACAAATCCTTTACGGTGCCATTGTATTGCTCAATCAATGATAAATCCGATGCAGATAAACCAAAATTTACCCAACTTAAATCCTTTGGTGTGATAATCACATCACCTGCATTTGATGATCCCTGATAATTTTTGCGGAATTTGTCTTTTAATGCTTGCGCCTGCACCTCTGTCAAATTACCATCCTTTGAAATCAACATACCACGTGATGTTTGATTCTGTAAATATTTTAATCCGGTGGTGACTGCCTCATTGTTGGCGGATAATACCCTCAGACCGGCACGCAATGGCGATTGTCCATATAGGTTTGATCCTGTGCTGTCATAATCCGGATTAAAATCTTTTATGTGGCACACACTTTCCGGTGGAACCTCAATCATTGAATTGTATTGTATTTTGTATCCTGCCACCGGTTGCATTACACCGCCCGAAACGATTTCAACTAATTGTGATGGCAATGCATATAATTCTGTGAATTTACCCACGTTTGGCCCTGTATCCGGCCCAATTCCGTAAACGTATCTGTTGCCGGTTAATTTACCGAATGCAACTAATTCACCCAACCATGCACTAAATGATTGTGATGGATTTGGCCGTTTTAATAATGCCTCTAAATCACTATCTGTCACTTCCTCAAATGCTCTTTTGCGCAGTATATTAGCTTTGTACATTGCATTCCCATCCATTACACCGGATGTCATTGCCTTGTATTGCTTTGCTGATCCCTCATTTGTAACCCTGTAAACGGTCATCGGAATGGTGGTTGCCGCCTTAACAATCAAATTAATGATTGAATAAATGGTTGCATTGCGTTGGTATCCATCACGGATATATGTGGAATCTGCATCCTCATTGACAATGATGTTTGTGCCTAGCCACGTATAAATCAATTTGTTGTATGCCGGATTCGTACCTGATCCCAATGCTTTGGCAATTGTCTGCCGGAATGTATCAATCAATGATGCCATCTGTATCGCTTTTTTTTCTCAAAAATACATAATTAAACCACAAAAAAATCAGAACGGTTTTTGTATTTGGTATATACCCCATACCGAATTGCATCCATCAGGTGATTGTGTTTGTCAATTGGCTTATTTATAATCGTTCCATCCTTTAATTGTTCCCAAAAATAAAACTGAAATTCATTGTGCAAATTCTGCGATTCTATTGAACAGATCACCTCATGTTCCTTTAATAAACTAATTCCGGCCTTTATTGATCCCTCCCCTTTGATTGCCGGCACGGCCAAAATATCCATCTGCCTTAATTCCTCAATTGATTTGGGTTCTGCGGATTCACAATAAATTATGTGTTCATTGATTTTCTTTTCTTTTAGGAAATCGGCAATGTCACGGTTTGTCATTCCCTTTTTGTACACAATTTCATGGATAAATAATTTATCACCAACCTTTGCCAACTGCACAATGGCCGTTGGATCATGACTAAATCCAAAATCCAATCCATAAAACACATCATCAAATTCAGGAAATTCAGCCTTTGGAATGAATTGCCAATTAGGAAATATTTGTCGATCACTAAACACCGCACGTTTTCCCTCACCGTAAACCCTCCAATAATCCGGATCTTTTGCCTTTAATCTTTCAATTTCATTGATCAATTCAGGTGGCAAAAACTTATTGTCCAAATATGTTGTGATCCACATATCACAATCATCACGTGTGATTACCTCATCATAAATCCAATGCACCGGATCAGATGGATTAAAATCGCAGATCATCTCATCTGTTGTCCGCATTAATAACTGCCTGAAATCCTCATAATCTAATTCGTTCACCTCATTGCAATAGCAGATATTACGTTTCCGGCCTCTAATCTTTTGCGGCTCATCAACTGATAAAAATTCCACAACGTGACCGCCAAACGTATATGTGTTTTCTGATTTGTTGTGTTGGCCCACATAAAGGATGCCCAAATTATCTAATATTTCTAGGAAATCACGTTGAACTGATCCCTTTAATGCCGGTAATGTTTTGCGGACAATTGAAATCACCAATGGTGTTTTGGATGATGTCATTTTGTA